GATCAAGTCGGCGTCGACCCGGCCGGTATTGGTGGTGTGCTCGATGCTCTGGTTGCGGCTGGCGTACCGCAGGACAAGATCATTGGTATCTCGCAGGGCTGGAAGCTGGGCGGCGCGATCAAGACCACCGAGCGCAAGCTGGCCGAGGGCGGCCTGATCCACGGCGGCCAACCCATGATGGCCTGGTGCTGCGGCAATGCCAGAGTCGAGCCGCGTGGTAACTCGATCCTCATCACCAAGCAGGCTTCAGGCTCGGCCAAGATCGACCCGCTGATGGCCACCTTCAACGCGGTATCCCTTATGTCACTCAACCCCGAAAGCAAAGGCGGGATGGATGACTACTTAAACAACGGTTTCTTCGGACTTGTAGGCTGACTATGGCGTCTCATTGGTACAACCCGCTGTCCTGGCGGATGTTCGGCTATGAGGATCCGAAAACCGGCGACTATGTCGAAATGGACATGACGGTCGGTGGAAAGGCAACGAAAGCCGGGGTCAGGATCACGCCTACTAAAGCCATGAACATCAGCATCGTTTGGGCTTGCGTGAAAATCCTGAGTGAAACCGTTTCAGGGCTGCCGCTCAAGCTCTACGACGACAAGGATGGCAAGCGGCAACTGGTGGCGCACAAGGACCGAGCCAGTCGCATCATGCGTAAGCCGAACCCTTTCATGACTCGCCTCAACTTCTTGAAGGCGGTTGTGGTGAACATGGCGTTGCGCGGCAACGCTTTTGCCATCATCGAGCGATCCAGCGGTGGCGATCCTATCGGTTTCACGCTGGTATCTCCGGATGATGTCACGGTCGACACGCTCGACTCTCGCTTAATTTATTACGTGTCGCTCGATGGCAAGCGCGCCCCGGTTTCACCCGAGAACATGCTGCACTTCAAGTTGTTCAGCAGTGACGGGATCAACGGAATGTCGCCGGTCGAGCATCAGGCCGAAACCATTGGCCTGGCAAAGGCCGCGCACGACTGGTCCGCCCGCTTCATGCGCAAGGGTGGATTCACGGGTGGTTACGTCATCTACGACGGGTTCCTGACTGCTGAGCAGCAGGCTCAGGTGATGAATAAGTTTCCCGACGTTCGCAAGGCCGACACCGAGGATCTGGGCAAGATGGCCATCCTGCAGGGCGGCCCGAAAATCGTGCCTGCTGGCCTGACTCAAAAAGACAGCCAGTTCATCGAATCCCAGCAGTTCCAAGAAGAAGCCTTGGCGGGCATCTGGGGCGTTCCGCTTTACCTGGCCAACCGTGCCAGCAAGACCTCGATCATGGGCTCCAACCTGGAACAGCAAACCAGTGGGTTCGTGACGTTTGGCTTGAAGCCTTACTTGGATGCCATCGAAGACGAGTTCAACGACAAGCTTTACGGCGATACAGATCGATTCGTCGAGTTTGTCGTCGAGGGGCTGCTGCGCGCTGATAGCGCCGCCCGTGCGACGTACTTTGGAAGCGCCCTAGGCGGCTCCGGCGGTTCGGGTTGGATGACCATTAACGAAGTCCGTGAAAAGGAAAACCTGCCGCCACTGGCGGGGGATGAATATAACCGGGTCACTCGGTGGGAGACGCAGGGCAATGCTGACAAAAATTGAAGTGCCCTTCGAGGTTAAGGCCGTCGATGACGCTGGCAACTTCGAAGGCTATGCCGCGGTGTTCAATAACGTCGATCTGGGCGATGACGTAATCCTGCCGGGCGCATTTACGAAGGTGAAAACGACCCGTGCCGGGCGCCTGAAGCTCGCGCTTTTCCATGACCTGACGCGGTTGGTGGGTTCGGCCGACTTTACTCAGGATGCACACGGCCTGTACCTCAAAGGCAAGGTGAACCTTGGCGTGAGCTACGCGCGCGACGCTTACGAGCTGATGAAGGAGGGCACGCTGGACAGTATGTCCATCGGCTTCAACACGTTGCTTGCAGCCTACGAAGAGCGCGAGGGTCGCAGTATACGGATCATCAAGCAGGCCGAGCTGTGGGAAGCCTCGCTTGTACCTTTCGGTATGAATCCGGAAGCGCAAATCACCGACGTCAAATCGGACATCAGACTTTTTGAGAAGGCCCTGCGCGATCGCATGGGTCTTTCGCAAAAGGAAGCGGCAGCCGTCGCTTCGCTCGGCTACTCCGCCGTGCACCGTGAAGGTGACACAGCGGCCACGGTGATCGTGGATGAGCTGAAACAACTTTCAACACTGTTCACCCACCATTTTGGAGATTCGCAATGAGCGAAGTGAAAGAGCTGCGCGATTCCCTGGACAAGCAACTTAAAGACGGCTTCCAGGGCCTGCAGCAAAAATACGACCACGTCACTGAAGAGTTGCAGAAAGGCAACACCGTGACGCTGGAAATGAAGTCCAAGATCGAAAACCAGAAAGGCGAACTGGAGCGCGTCATCGAGCAAGTGCAGAAGCTCGAGGAAAAGGGCATTCAGCTGCGCACCCAGGGCGGCGAGAAGAAAAGCTTCATCGACCTGGTGAAGGGTAACGACGCCTACAAATCGCTGCAGCAGAAGAACCAGAATCAGGCGGAAATCGAGGTCACCAAGTCGGACATGGCTTCCATGTCCGAGACCAAGCTGACCAGCGCAGGCCTGGTGCCGACGCAGTGGGACCCGGTTATTCAAGATCGCCCGCGCCAGGAGCTGGTGATTCGCGACTTGATCCCGACCACGCCCGTGACAGGTCAGAGCTACAGCTATTTCCTTGAGAAGCTCCACACCCGCGGCGCTGGCATGGTGGCGGAAGGCGCGGCCAAGCCTTCCAGCGATGTCACTTTCGAACAGAAGACCGACAACGTCCGCAAGATCGCTGTGTGGATGCCGGTGACCGATGAAGCCCTGGATGATATTCCGCAGCTGTACAGCTACATTCAGGAGCTGCTGCGCTACGACTTGAAGCTCAAGGAAGAGGGGCAGATCCTCAAGGGTGACGGCGCTGGCAATAACCTGAACGGCATCATGACCCAGGCCAGCGCCTTCAATGCGCAGCTCAGCCAAACCGGTGACACTGCGATCGACACCGTGCGCCGTTCTATCTATCAGGTGCGCAAGCAGTCTCAGCGTGCGGCTGATGCCGTGGTCATGACTGACCTTGACTGGATGAACATCGAGCTGTTGAAGGATGCCGACAACCGCTACCTGTTCGCCAACCTGCAGGGCCTTGTCACTCCAATCCTGTGGGGCCGCCCAGTAGTGGTGTCTGACAGCATGGACGAGGGCACCCCGGCTGCCGACGGTACTGCCGCTAGCGGTGGTGAATTCCTCGTCGGCTCGTTCGCCCAAGGCGCGCGCCTGTACGACCGCATGGCGTACACCGTGAAAGTAGGTTGGATCAATGACGACTTCGTGAAGAACCAGCGTGTGGTGCTGGTAGAAGAGCGTCTTGGCCTGGCCGTTCGCCGCCCTTACGCGTTCGTGAAGGGCCGCTTTGCAGTCAAGTGATCGAACCCATCCGCTTGGGGCCTTAAGGCCCCTTTTATTTCGAGGTACGTTATGAAAATTCGCACCCTGTGGGGGTTTGAAGGCAATGCGGCCAAGCTGGGCGCAGAGAGCGATCGTGTACGCGCAGGCGTAGTGTTCGCTGAGGCCGACGACGAATATGCCCATGTCCTGATCGGCAAGGGCTTAGCCGTCGAAGTGGGCGGAAGTGCTCCAAAGGAAAACAAGCAAGTAAGCGCGGCGGAAAAAAAGGCAGCTGCGGAAAAAGCTGCTGCCGAAAAGGCCGCGGCTGAGAAGGCACAGGCTGAAAAAGACGCGGCGGAGAAAGCAGCCGCTGAAAAGGAAGCCGCTGAAAAGGCTGCCAAAGAGGCGTCGTGATGATTGCGCTGGACTTGGTCAAAACGCATTTGCGCGTGGATGGCGCTGAAGAAGATGCTCTGATCGAAGGATACATTGCAGCAGCTTTGTCCCACGTCGAGCAGCACTGTGATCGGGTACTTGTCGAAGACAGCCCAGTGCTGCCTGAGCAAATGACGCTGACCAAGGACGTTCAACAGGCGGTGTTACTGCTGGTGGGCCATTGGTACGCAAACCGTGAGGCTGTCGTGATCGGCACCATCACCGCTGAGGTTCCATTGGCCGTCGAACGCCTGCTTTGGTACAGGAAGCGATTCTAATGAGAGCAGGCCCAATGCGTCACCGTCCTACGCTCTACAAGCCTGATCGGGTTAAGAATCGAACCGGTGGTTTTGACGACACCTGGATCGAGTCCGGCAAGCTCTGGGCGGAGTTCACCTTGCCAACTGGCCGCATCGAAGCCATTGCTGAAAAGCTTTCTGCGGTGGTTACCGCAGAAGTCCGGGTCAGGCCACGGCCAGACCTGATTGCAGGCTGCCGCCTGGTGAACAGAGGCGTCACGTATCTGATTGTGGCTGCACTGCCAGACAACGAGCTTTCAATGCTCCGTCTGCTCTGCACCAATGTCCCCAACCCTTGAGGAAATCCCATGAACGTTAGAGCACTTGCCAACATCTCCGGCGCCGTAGGCGAGCGGACTACAGGCGATGAATTCACCGTGGACGCTGCTACGGCAAAGTCTCTGATTGAGCGAGGCCTGGTCGAAGAGGTCAAGAACACCCCGGCGCCGAAAGCTGACAAGGCAAAGGAGTAACCCATGGCGCGCCGGTCCCGTATGTCCGGTGACTTCAAGCTACGCCGGACGCTGCGCAACATTCATCAGAACGTGGATAACGAGCTGCGCCCGGCCATGCAGGAGGCCGCCAACAAGATCTTGGCCACCATGAAGTCGACCATCCCTCGGGACACTGGCGAAGCGGCTGGCGCCCTGAAGGCGTTTGTCTCCAAAAGTGGCTTGGATGCGCAGATCGGCATTCGTGGCAAAAAGGACAACCGTCGATTCTTCTACCTGCGGTTTCTTGAATATGGCACCAAGGGCTACGACGGGAAAAAACGCGCGGGCAACCGTAGTCGCTCGGTCAAGAATAAGTCGGACGGCTCCACGTTTTTCGGCAAGTACCCGAGCATACCTGCGCTGCCGGCTAATCCGTGGTTGCGGCCTTCGCTGGACGTGAACCGGGAGGTGGTTATGGCAGACATCCGCGCCGCCGTGAATCGAACGCTGAAGAAGGCCAGCCAGGGAGGAAACGATGGCTGATCCGTCCGTTGCCCTGCAGGTCGCACTTTTCGAGCGGCTACAGGCCGAGGTGTCATGCCCCATTTACGATGGTGCACCGCTGGACACGCCTATGCCGTATGTCTCCATCGACCGCGAAATCTCGACCAACACCAGCCCTATTGCCGGGCGCAAGCGTCAGCAGCGCCTGCTCTACCTTACCGTCTGGTCGGATGCTCACGGCCAGGCCGAGGTCAAGCGCATCAACGCTGAGGTGACCGCCGCGCTGGATGAGCGCCCTCTGCCGCTGGAAGTTGGCAGGGCGGTGTCTGTCCGCGTAGAGCGCGCGGATTCACAGCGTGATGCAGACGGCGTCACGTACATGGGCGCTATCACGGTCCGCGTCATCACCACTCACTGATTCAACATCTGCCGCCACGCGGCTTTATCCAATGTGCCTTTTGGAGGATTTTCCATGGCCGACAATCTGAATACCGCTGCAGGGTGCCGACTTAGCCTCGGCACCAAAACCGGCGCCGATACCGAAGCCGATTACAAACAGGACGTTTACGTCGAGGTCGGCGAAATCGAAGACCTGGGCGAATTTGGCGATACCTTCAGTTCGGTGACCTTCACGTCGCTGAAGGATGGCCGCGTGCGCAAGTACAAGGGCACTGCTGACGCTGGCGACATGACGCTGACTGTCGGCCTGGACAACGGCGACGCGGGTCAAAAGGCCGTGAAGGTTGCCCACAAGGACCGCTCCAAGGGCGATTACAACATCAAGGTCACGCTGAACGACGGTGACGCGACAGCAACGCCTGCCGTGCTGCCGACCACCTTCTACTTCCGCGTGAAGGTGATGAACAACACCGTTGCGCCTGGCGCAGCTGACAACGTTGTGCGCCGCAACATCACCATGGGCATCAACTCCGATGTCATCGAAATTGCTGCCGGCCCTGCCGCCTGATCGGGTGAACCATGAGCAAGACATTGCACG